ATCTTGTATGTAATTGCGCTAGTCAAGTTAGGGCTGTCAATAAACAGGTTTGAAGCGTTACCTGTTTGGTCGCTTGATGGACTCCACAAAAGAAAACTGGCTTCTGCGCCGTTTCCTACTGCTGTTGAGTTTCGCACAAATTGAAAATATGCAAGGCCGAAACCAGCGTTTGTGTTTCCCCCACCAACAGAGCAAAACAAAAGGATTTTAGAGGTTGCTGATTGTGGCGTTATAGACAAAGACAAACCAGTCACATCGACATAAGTAGTCGATGCTGTGCTGAAAGTTCTGTCCGTCACATTTGCGCTAACGACCTGCATAATACGAAACGCCCCTCGCAGGTCATTGACATACGCAGCAGTCAGCACCTCGCCTGTAACTGCCGATGCTGGAAGGTTAGTAGGTGTAGCCATGTTTAGAATCCTAACTTATTGTTGTACGGAGGAATAGAACTACTGTCCTGCAAACGACCAAAAAAATCGTCACCCAAAACAAACCACGAACTCAAATCAGCAGCATACAAATTGAGTTGCACCCTCGTATCAGAAGGGTCAGACGAAACAGTAGAACCATTGACCACACACTCATAAATAGTGCCACGCAACTCAACCTCAACAAAATAGCCAACCCTCGGCCCCTGTGCAGCAACAGCCAACAAATCAAGATTCGACTGGTAAGAAGTCCGTGCGCTAATAGAAAACGGCACATCATTTGACTGAGTCAAAGTGCTTTGCACATACGAGGCAAGGTCAAGTGCCTGCGAAGTGGTCTGGTCATAAGATTTCAACTCAAACGATTTAGTGCCACTACCAAACGTTTGTGGTGCCAACCCTTCAGGGGTGACAGTTACTTTGTTTGCAAGGTTGTCGGCAAGGCTCGCAAAGTTCAACGTGTCATACCTAATCTGTTGATAGATACTGATACCAGCAGGGTTATCAGTGAAACGCACAAGAGGGAAACCTTCGTGCAAATCGTCACGGCCCAGCCACTCAATTGCATCATTCTGTGCGCCGTTCAACCTGCCCTGCTCAGTAGCCATCAACTGATTCAACACGCCCAGCAGATTCTCATTAGTCAAAGTTTGTGCCGACACTTTGCTAGAACCACCAGGTGATGAAACAAAAGAAATTGGAACACCTGTGCCGGTAAGAAAGTCCTCAGCTGCTTCTGCTGTGGTCACGCCTGCAACCCATGAGCCGTTAGTGTTCAACCGTCCAGCGTTCGCTAATGCGTCCTCACCGAGAATTGTCCACGTATCCATTGCCTCGACAATGCCGTACTCAATCTGCACATCAGCAATACGCCCCCAAAACATTGTGTATTGCGTAAACAAGTCAGGTGTGTACGCCTCGACAACAAGGAAGTCACCTACAGATATGACAGGCAAATCGCTTGGGTTACGGCCACCAATAGTTGTAGTTGCAGCCCTAAATGGGTCTTGTATGTTTACACGGCCTCTAGTGATGCTTGCTGTTTGTAGGTCGTCTAGATACTGTCCGTCAAAAAATGTGCCACTAGACGGATACCAGTAAGCCTTAAAAATTGCTTGCATTTAGCCACTAATCCTGATGGGCACACTGCCGTTACGGAACATGTAAGTGCGAAGCGCATCGACTACCGATTGAGGGTCGCCACCATTGACGTGGATAGTCACATTGTTGCCACCCATCTGGCCCATACGGTCTAACGGAATCACAGCCTCTGGGCCTGCCTCACCAATCATCGCCAGCGTCGGGCCAGTGACAATGCCACCTTGCGCGAGCATCGGAATGTTAGGAACATCGAAGCCCTTGCCTCCAAGGCCAGGCACCCAGCTCGGAACCTTGAACGACAACTTGCCAATGGTGTTATTCCACAGTGACGCTATGCCGTTGAAAATGCCCTTATAAAAACCATAGAGCGTTTCAAAATAACCTTTTATGACGCTGATACTGCCTGACACAACCGTTTGAATAACGCTGAAAACACTGTCGATAATGTTCCTAAAGCCCTCAAACTTTTTGTATGCCAACACGAGGCCAGCGATTAGAGCTGCAATGGCAATAACTACTAGTGCGATTGGGTTCATGGCCATCACAAAGTTGAACGCTGCAGTGGCGACTGTGGCTGCGATCGTGTATGCAGCCTGCAGTTTGAGGTAAGCGTTATAGGCCAGAATGACACCAGCAAGGGTGCCGATGACACCAGCCACTGCCAAAAACGCTGTGGTGTTCTCACTAGCAAAATTGCCTAGCGCAGCCAATACCGGCAGTACAGCCTGAATTGCTGGCATAAGTGCAGCACCAATTGACTCTTTGGTTTCCTGCAGGCTGATGCTTAGGCGTTTGAATTGCCCCTGGGCAGTGTTCGCAGCTGTCGTTGCTGCACCACCTGTGGCTGTGCCAATGGCATACATGACATCTTCAAATGATGCACCGTCCTCGATCATCTGTCGATACTCAGGTGCCAACTTGGCTAGAGCCTTGAGGTTGCCACCGTAAGCCTTCTCTAAAGTTTTGGTTACTGAGGCCAATGGCACGCCTTTTTGCGCTGCAATGTCCATTGCTGCACTTGCCAATTCTTGCGCATGGCTAACCGAGCCTGTAGCGCGAACAAGGCCAGCCAAAGCAGGGCGTAGCTCATCATCGGTTACGCCTAGCAACCTGCCCTGTGCAGAAATAAAATCCTCAACACCAGCCACCTGTGCATCGGTAGCACCAGTGGTTGCTTTGAGTTGGCGTGACAATTCAGCCTGCGATGCAGCGTCCTCGATGGCTGCCTTTGTAGCGTCCCCGAGGGCAACGGCTAAACCAGCCACTGCTGCAGCTGCAGGTAGAGCTGCCTTTTTCAGGGCAAAGTTGGCTTTAGCGCCTACGCTCTCCAGGCTGTTGAACTCCTTGATAGCTTTATCAATGCCTTTAGAGTTGAACTCAGAAACAATAGGAATGTAAACAGCCATTATTTGCCCAGCGTTCTATTTACTTGGTTGAGCACTTGCTCAATGGCCTGCAAAATGTCTTTGGTGGCTTGGCCTTGAATGTAATCAATATCACGCCACATGCCACGTTGGGCAGGGCCGTAAGCCGTGGTCAGGTACTCAGAAAATTGACCTTGATCGCCACGTAGGCCTGCCATGTCAAAGATTGCACCGGCAGCATCTTTCTGGATAATTGTTACTAAAGGATATGAGCCACGCTGAATACGGCCACCCACCTGAATGGTTACACCCTTACGCACTTTTGCAGGGTCATAAACCAGACGGCCATTGCCTGTTTTGCGTGGGCGCATACCTGACAGCGGTGGCCTGTTTGGGTAACGCTGTGCTACGCGATTGACCATTTCGGCACCACTAGCCTTGATCTGGTTCACAGCCTTAAACTTGGTTTTACTATCTACCTTTTGAAGTTCAGCCAGCGCTGCCTTCAGGCCGTAAATCTCGATGCTACCTGTAACGCTCATTTGGCCTTTTTCCTCTGCTCATTGATGATACTAATGCAGGTGTTCAGGTCGGGTACGTCAAACTCTATTTGTGGTGGCCACCAGCCACACTCGACTAGCAGTGTTGCTAGGGAATGTCGGTAGGTGCCACCTCGGTAGGGTTTGCGTCTGGTTGCTCGATCACCTCAAGATTGACCAGCTGTTTGATGAAGTCGTCAAGCATTAGAGGCACAGTCACTGCACCTTGCTGTTTGCTTGCCTCATGAGCCATGTATGCCAAGTCCTCAATACCGAGGCCACCATCTTGTATCTGGCTAATTTTGCGCTTGTATTTGCGCTCCCACATAACGATTGTGTAGAGGTTCGTGGTAACTGTGTAGTCACCCGAACCGATGTTTACGAGCATGGTTAATTGCATGTCGGGTCTGCTTTCTGTTTAGAGATTAGGGCGTGATGTCGCGGGCAAAAGTGCCCCCTGTCCAGGTCGCTTCGATCATACTGAGCTCTCCATAGGAGCCTGTGATCGGTGTAAACGAACTGAGCATCGCCGACTGAATCGTATATTCGGGATTGCTGGCAGACTCTGATGCGCCAGCAGGCGAGATAACAAGTGTTGACGTTCCTGAGCCAACTGCAGCAAAAAGGGTGGCCTCGACAGATGATGCACCGTATGCAGCGTAAAGCGTCAGGGTAACTTCGACGGCCTGCAAACCCTTTACAAAGACATGGCCTGTGTCGCCAAAGCTGGTGCTTTCAAGCGAGTCATAGCCCACAGTAAGAGTGGCTGATGAGCACAGCGAAGTTAAATCAACAGGTGTGCCTGCCGTGGCTGGCGTGAGGGTCACTGTTGGGTTTGTGAGATAGGTGGTAGTGCTGGTGGCCATGTCTGTCCTTTGGTGTTAGGTGTTGTCGGCCACCAGTGATGCTTTTATTATGTCAGATTTTACTAGGGCAGGTGAGCATTATAGGTATGCAGCCTGCAGGGATATTTGTAGATCGTAGGCAGGGAACTCTTGCCCACCGATACTGGCAAGCCCTGGCCTGCCATCGGTCACTGCAACATTCTTGTCAAGTAATGCAGCTGCGATTGCAAGCAATGGCCTGAGGGTATCTAGGTTGCCTGGGCCAATACCAATGACGCGAACAGGGAAACGCATCGTCACGATTTTGTTGTTGAAAGCCTCAAAGGTTGGGGCATCGATAAAGCAGCAGTTGCTGTTGAGGTTTCGAGGGTCTGTCACTACTCGCAAGCCACTAATGGTGGCAAGGGTTGTGGCTAGGTCGTCTATGGCCTCATTGAACAGGTCTGTGTAAGCCATTACGCAACAGCAGGCCTATCAATACCTAGCAACTGTTTCACCATCGGTGTGAACGCATTGGTGGTGATTGCTTGGCCCATAGCGTCAAAGCTTGCAAACTGATCGATGCTGCCACGCTGCCTAAAATAAGCGCCACATAGCATTATTGTCCCGAGCGTGCAATCGCCAGATGGGCTAGTCGCTAGCGCATCGTAATAGCCTGCCTCTTGCCTACGCCGATAGGCGACCTGGTTACCGGCAGACACGCACTGTGCAAGAAATGTTGTCTCATCGGCGCTAGGGCTAGTCAGGCCAAGCCACAGCTGAACCTGTGCGCTGGTTACCCAGGTGCAAGTTTGCGTATATGTCAGGGTGCCAGGTGGGATTGCTGCAGAGCGTT